TTTTTCGACGGGTTTCTTTCAAAAGAAAGACAATCAAATTCGGGCTTATATTTTCCATTTTATTCAATAATAGTTGATTGAATACTGGAGCAGGGAATGTCTTTGTGCAATGAGAGATAACTAAGTCTCTCACAATAGACAGTATGCTTATTCCGATATACTCAAAGCAACCAGAATTGATTTTAACGGCGGAATTCTCCATAACCATTAATTTAAGGAAATTGTACTCCAATCGATATCACTATCTGGGTACTCATTACTGTTGTTCCTTTGGTGGATCTCAGTAGGCACTCTAGGGTTAGCCCTAAGTGGGGGTTTAAAGTGGTTATTGGAGACGTATATTAAGTCTACAATGAGTCTTGTTAGAAATACTAACTGTGACATAAAAAGTGCTTTTTTACTTAATTGTAAAAGCAAAGATAAAACTTGTTTTATTTCCCGAAGGAAATTCAAGCAATTAGCAAACATTTTTATCCTTAAAGGATATGTGTTGTTGTGTGAAGAGTGTAAGCAAGAAGAGATATAGGCTGACTATATAACCGATAATTACTTAACTTGATTTTTCCTGAAAAGATTTATTCATGTTATTATAGATACGATGCCTGACTACTAAAATCTCTTTTGTTTAAAACAAATGCATGGGACTCTTGACTCAAAACGGTTTTAGATGACATGAGAATAACTACACTAGTTGACAACTTCCCCAACCAACCCAGAAACATTACTAATTACTAAAATGCATAAACACTTAAGCTTGGCTCAATTATCCCTACGACGTGGACTTACTTCCCTATGCTCCATCCGCGGCGGTGCTGCCACTAAGGGTCCTATATACCTTATGAAAAGCGGTTTTATGCAGGTTTTCACTTTCATGAAATCAGATGTTGATGGATAAGAACTTATGTCTTCTGGAGGTAACTCACTATCTAGAACATGGTTTTGAAAACAGAATGATGCATGAATTTTAAAGAAAAACTATTTTAGTTGATCCTTCAAGGCATCTATACCAACATGAAACAATTCAAGAACAAGTATAAGTAATCATGGCCATAGCCAGCCTAAAATGGCTTAGCTACTCATAAATTTAACAAGAACACAAATATACCTTTATAAAGAGGAAGAGAAATGAAGCTATGGCTTCTACAGCAAACACAAGTTACAAATTCAGAAAGCTCTGGCTATTTTCGCTCAGAGAGGGAGAAGGATTCGATAATGAATCTAGGTGTGTCTAAACACTTCGCTCAAAAACCTATTTATAGGAAAAGAGTGAGGTGAGACCAAAATAAAGCAACGGAGTAAAACGTGCCAAGTGGCATCGCACTCAAACTAAAAGTAAGCACACCGACTAAAGGTGAAGTCGATGCTCAACAGCTGGATGGCATCCTTCTAGCTCTTTAATTGTACCTCAGCACATGGACGGCTGACTTTGGGTCCCAAAAAAGGAACGGTACAGGTTTAAAGGAAGACTGTAGACAGCGAGACTAAGCGCATACGTCTACATCTTGTTGGAGACTTTTGACGTGGCAACTGCTTCCACGTGCTCCTCGAGAGTGAGGAAAGGGGAATCTCCAAAAATGGCTTGTCGGTTTGTGGCCGCCTGCTTTATCCTGTCAGGATTAGTGCTTGCTGATTCATTGCTGACGAGAGTTATCCTGCCGACAGTTTCTTGGGCTGGATCTTCGTTGAATGGGTTGCAGCTTGAGTCTGTTGGACTCTGGGCCTCTTCTTCAGTCTTGCTGAAATGGGCTTGTTTGAATATGAAGTGGGCTTCGTCTTCAAACATTTGCTCTAGGTTAACTCTGGCAAACCGAGATGGTTTTAGCCTGTAACAAATTATTCTTTCAAGGTCACAGTGAAGCTGGAAATCTAGCTGAACCTTGGTAGAATAGATGAAGGCTTCTATTTGCTGTAGAGTTACAGCTCTCCTTTTAGCCACAGGGCTAAGGTATTCTTCATCATCGATTTTTCTGGCATCGAAACTGATAGGATTAAGATCATGGTCTTCTATCATCAAATGCACAGATGGATATTTTCTGGGGGCAAGGAAGATGAGTTCTTCAACAATAATCTTCCCATATTCAGATCTCCATTGTTCTTCAAGCAGAGGAGGTGCTGTGAGAACCTTGATAAAACTAGTTTTTTGTTTTATCTGATCTTCTGTTAAGCCATGTCCTCTTTGAATGAAAGAGAGGAAGCTTATGACTTCAGGAGGGCTTCCGTTGAACATTTCTTCAAAATTCCAGAAGAGTTTGATTCCATTAATGAAACCATCCATGAACAGCTCACTGAATATTTCTGCAGGTAAACTGTTAGATAAAACATTGATCATTTTATACCCATAGGTTTCTATGATCTCAATTTCTTTTTCCCATTTTACAAATTTTTCACCAAAGGCTTTGTAAAGGAAAACAGAAGAATCTTTAGCTTCGTTCAGAGATTCGAACAGCTGGTTCCACCTATTTTTCTGATAATAAAAACTAGGAAATACAAAGGATTGTACTTCAGAGAGTGGAATGGTTGAGGTCATTTGATCTTGTGGGATCTCGACTTCAGGGTTTACCAAGATGGGTTTTATTGAAGAATTAAACGGTTTGGGTTTAGCTTCAATTTTGTTTGCTTGGTAAAGGGCTTTCTCTATGGTTCTTATGGATGGGACATCTATACCTAGAGACATGAGGTTGTTAAGAAGCTGGTGTTGATCAGGGTTAACTGGTCTTTTGTTGTTGGGCATCCAACGTTTGGGCTTCGAAACGGTTTGAACAGTAGATGACTGTTCTTTGACAACTGCTGGTTTGGGCTTAAGGCCCTTTGGTGCAGTTTTCGGCTTGAGGCCTATCTCTCCTTTTGGATAGGAGGAATCCTTTAACGGATTTGATTTGTCTTTACGGCGAGCCGTTTGCTGCCGACTAGATTGGCCAATATCCTGGACCAATTCAGTTGTTGCCAATGATTTAACCATTGGGCTTTCAGGGAATTTTGGATTTCCCTGGGCTCTATTAACAGAACCGAGCTTGACCAATTTGGTCTGAGGTTTAAGAATTTGGTCCTTGTAGGACTCTTCACTAGATGAACTAGTGTTCTTACCTTTTGCTAATAATTTAGCTTTTTTGATCTGCAATTGAAGGAGTTGTTCCTCCAGGATGAGCATATCCATTGATTCAGCCATGAATCCTGCAATTATAACACATTTTGGTTAATTGTTGTTGAATATTATCCCTTGAAGAGATTTCAACAGAAAACTTATTCCTCTTGGAATTAATTTGACAGTCCTCTGGTAAGGGCATCAGCCAAAACATTTTTAGTACCAGGGATGTGCTTGAGTGTCATCCACCCTTGATATTGCAAAATATCGAGTTTATCCCGGATTTCTCGCTGGGATCTTTTTTCATTTAAATCCTTTTTCAAAAAGTTTATTACAGCAAGATTGTCACTGTAAAGAGTGAAGGGTTCAAATAAAAACAGTTTGAACTTTTGTAAAGCCAATTTTATAGCTCTAAGTTCTTTTCCGAAAGTTGACCAATTTTGTTCAGTCTGATTCCACGTTCCAGAACAATATCTTGAAACACGTAAATCCTTTTCGAAAACTTCTTGTTCTATCTTTCGATAAAACTGTAAAACTCCTGCCCAATGCTTATCACTAGCATCAGTTGTTAAGACTAACTTATCTCCATTTTTAGGTAATTCTAAAGCTGGGAGATTTTGGCAGATAGTTTTAATCTGTTCTACAATTTGTTTGTCCTGTTCAGTCCAAGACCAAATGTAGTTCTTTTTGAGTTTCTTTTGCAAAGGAACTCTCAGCTTTGTCACTTCTATGCTATAGTGTGACGCTGCATAGTTGATTATTCCTAAAAAGGATTGTAACTCTTTTTTATCTTTTATTTCACTGGGAAATTTGGACAAATTTTCAAGAACATGATTTTGTAGGATTATTCTTCCATTTTCGATTTCACAACCGAGGAAGTTGATTTTGGTTAATCCTAACTCCATCTTTTTCTTGCTTATAACTATCCCATTTTTCTTAAGGGTTTTAGCTATGGTGATGACATGTATCTTATGTTCTTCTAGGGTTCTAGAGAAAACAATTATATCATCAATGTAGACCAAACAATAATCATGATGGTCTTCAAGAACGTTATCCATCTTAGCCTGAAAGATAGATGGGGCTGTGGCTAATCCAAACGGCATAACTAACCATTCATAGCTACCTATTGGGGTGCTAAAGGCTGTTAATTGGATACTATCTTGTTCCATGGGAACTTGATAAAAACCACTTTTACAGTCAAATTTACTGTAAAACTGAGACTCTCTTATTGCTAAAAACAATGAGTCTTTATTAGGAATCCTGTATGCATTTTTCCTAATTCTGAGGTTAAGCGGTTTATAGTTTATAACCATCCTAGCTTTTCCTCTTACTATTTCAGCATGATTTCTAACCATAAATGCTTGGAAAGACCATGGTGAGTTAGTTTTTCTGATTAATTTTAACCTTAACAGTTCATTAATCTGATTATGGAATTCTTCCATGTCAATAGGGTTTGCTCCTATCGGTTTGCATCTAACTGGGCATTTAAGCTTAAGCCTATCCAGTTGATCTTGGGGTAATAACTCTATTTGACACTTAGGGTGCCTAGGGTTATATAATGCAAGGGGATTGTCACTAAAAGTGTCGAGAAGAATTTCTTCTACTTGCATTTTCCAGTGTTTTGTTTCTGAATTTTCAGAAACTTGGGTTATGTGTCCACCACGCTCAGCATGTGTGAACTCTGATTGCCAGGGAGTTTCCCGAGCTGGGTTTTTGTGTTCATAGAATACGAACGAATTGTCCTTGGTATGAACGGTATTACCAGTAATACTCATAAAGGACTGTTGGAGGTATATCCAGAAAGGATTTCCAACAATTATGTCGTGAGACATTGCATCGTGACACCAAAAGTCAAAGGAATACGTTTTGTATCCTAACTTAAAGGGGACTTGTACAGCTTTGTACATGATGCTTCCTGTGCTTTGGTTAGCATAGCTAACAAGCTTAGGAGTTTGCTTGATCCATAATTCTGGAGGGAATATATGGTATCTTGCTAACATAAGGCTAGCTCCTGTATCGTAGAAAGATCTTATTCTATATTCAGAATATCCTTCTAACTGAAACTCTAAGTCAATATACCTAAGGGTACTAAGACTTTGAATTATTTCTACAGCATTATTTTCTTCATTTTTATCCTCAGGAATTATTTCAAAGGATTCATTGGAAGACAGGGTTTCTGCTATAGATTCATCAGATGACTCTTCTTGTTCTGAGCTAGAACTAGAGGCTTCTGTTTCTTCTATTTCTTCCTCAGAAGATTCTTCTACTGTTTCTATCCTATCAGGATTGGGTAGAGGAGGAGGTGGAATAGATTTAAGCTTTTTCTGAAGTTTGACTTTCTTAAGTTTCAACTCTAGAAGTTGGATTTGTAAATCTATTTCCTCTATTGTCTCTGTAGGAGACTGAGGCTGGTTACTAGTTTGTCCATTGTTTATGGGCTCTGTAACTATGGGCCTTGGGATAACAGTAATGAAAGCTCGAATGCGGGCTTCATTAATTATCTCTTGTTCACTAAGGCTTTTGTGCCATTGATAACCAGTATCTTGGCGACGCATTAAGTGAAACCATTTGATCCAAGATTGAGCATTGAGGTCATGCTCGATTGGGTCATCTTCGAACCTAGTTTGATTCATTCAGAATCGCTAGATGACGAGATGAGTTCATAGTAAGAGTCTTCGCTATCACTAGCAGATTCTTCACACTCTTGAGCGAGTATGAATCCACAAATTTGTTCAATGGATTGAACTTTGGATTTGAACTCTTGTCCTTTTTTATTAGGGCATTTATTGGCATAATGGCCAATCTGCTGACAACCAAAACATTTGACCTTTTTAGGGTCTTTTGGTTTAAAACCTTTTCTTTTCTTTTTGAAAAACGGTTTTTTCTTTTTCTTTTTAGAAAAACGATTTTTGCTGATTTTTCTAAAGGATTTCTTTGAAAACTTTCGTTTCCTTTTATGTTTGAAAACACTTCTTTCTTGCCTACAACCTATATCTAGATTAGGCGGGTTGTGTTTTGCACAAATAGCTTTTACGCTTTGTTTTGTTACGTTTGCTAAACGTCTCTCAAAGCAATACTGTTCTAGGATATTTTGTACATGTCGTACACGCTTTCCTATTGTATCTTTTTCATCTGATACGTACTCTTTCTTGGCTTTCTCATTAAACGGCGGTGGCAGTTTGGAGAAGTAAGAGTTGAGTGTTTCCAGATTGGTTACTTCACCAGCTATCCAGTATAATTTGGTAAAGATGACATTGTATTTATCCAACATGGATATGTCACACAATCTGAGAGTTTGAAGCAAGTGCTTCGCTTTTTCTTGTAGCTTGAGTTTTTCCTCATCGGTAGACTCGATACCACAAATTTCAAGCCTGAGTGTTGAAGTTATGAATTTTCCTAAACCTCCACTAGCTATGAATACATTATACCAATTGGTAAAGTTAATGCTTCCTTTGAAAGCATTCCATGCTAATTTAGCCGTACCTTGAAAAGTATTTTCTGCGTAGGCTAATCGTTGTTGCGCTGTCCATTGCGGATGTAAACCTACAGCAATGTCCATGGCAGCTTCCCATGCATCAATTTCTTGCATCTGGGTTGAAGGGTTATCACAATAGAGTATGATCCCTTTGTCGTTTATGGCAGTATTAGGGAGAGATTTCTCATGACTTCCATACGCTCTATTTAGATCTTCACCAAGATTGGGAGACCTACGAGATTGCCAAATCTTTTCATCTCTATGACGAGACCAATTGGGCTTTCTTTTGGGTTTTGTCCTAGGCTTATGCATATCGTCTAAGACGTATATCTCTTCTTCTGACTCTGGGTCAGATTCCGAGATTGGGCTAGACTGTTTATCTTGTCCTATTGTTAGGGCTTGAACTTCTTGCTCTAAGGTGTCCATTTCGTTAATCTCGTTAACCTGAACATCTTCAATTTTATCTAATCCATATTCCAGGGGAAATCCTAAAATACTATTGAGGACAGATAATTCAGTTATTTCTCCTATAGAAATTGTTTCAAAATCATTGTCTAATTTGTTCCTTCTGGACTCTAGATTGATTTTGGTGATTTCTCCTTTAAAGGAGACACGAGCTAGCTCTTTCTCTAAAAGACTAATCTGACTCATTTCCGTCTGGATTAGATGTTTCTCCAGCAGAGAATCGATAACTTCTAGAAGCTAACTTATGTCGAGGATTTTTGAGTCTAACAATAAACTCATCCTTTGTTGACAACTTGTAGTCAACATCATTACTGACCATGGGTTGAAGCTTTTGCTCCTTTTGGAAATTAAATTCTAGGTCGTAATTTAAATTGTCCAATGGAATGGGCTTTGGTAAAGTTATGATATCCATTTCCTTGGGCTTAAGGAATATGGCCTTACCTTTTTGGAGTTGTTCAAGACTGAACTCTCCATCACGTTTCCTAAACGGATTTGGTGCTTTTGTCCAACTAGCGTAGACATGAGTTGAAATAGCTAAAGCTTGCGAACCTTCAACTAAATCGATATCAGCTTTTATGTCAAAGACAATTAGATCTTCAAGATTTTTATCATTGGCGCTGACCAACAAATCAAGGGCTAAAACTGTATAAACAGCTCCAGTATAGAGGTTACTGGCCCAAAGTCCCATTATTGATTTCTCAATGTTAATTATGCGTTTATCTCTAATCGCAATTTTAACTGGGATATCTAGTCCTGCATTTCCTAACCATTTGACTAGGATCTGGACTGCGGCTATATGATAATAACCGGTTTGAGGACCTCGGCCTGTTTTAGACCTTACTTCACTCTCGAGATCTGCTTTTGTTACTCCATGAATAACGATTTGATTATTAGCAGAATAATCTCTGGATTTGGACAAAAAGATTCGTTCATCCTTTCTTTTATCTACCATTTTTGTTTCATATAAAACTTTCTCAGGGAGAATGGGTAGTTTAGAGTTACTAGCGTTATCTACTTCTTCAAAAGTAATTTTGTCGTAGATCTGCCAGTTTGGCTTGTGAGTTTCTTTCACAGAAAGACTCTTGAAGAGTTTGTTCATTGTGATGAACTTTCTTCTTTATCCTTGAGGGAGAGAGGTAGACTAGATGAGTCACCAGGCTTGACCTTCCTGTAAGAGAATAAGTCAGCCTTTCCTTCTGTCATCCAACCAAACTGGGGTTGAATAGAAGTTTCTCCTTTGAGACTTTCCAAATCTCTGGATAATTGTTGAACATCTTTAGAGATATTCAGTTCTTTGATCTGTTCCAACAGGGGATCAAGATCAGAACTTTCGATACCTTTTTCTTTTGATAATTTCTTATCTAGATTCTGGATATCTATTGTTTGAGCTCTAATTTGCTCTTCCAACTGTTCTAGCTTGAGTAAAATTACTCCGCTAACATATTGGTTTGTTTTACTAAGATTTCCTAGGAAATTTACCTGTTCATTAAATGACGGTTCGGTAATTCCTATTTGATCTAAGTAAAGAACCTTGTCCGTGAGATTGGACGTTGCTAACTGAATAGCTTTGGTTACTTCTTGTCTTCTAATAGACATTTTACCCTAAACGGCGTTTAACTTGGTTCAAGGTGGTGTCTAAGACAGGAATCATTAGAGTTGTTTGTTCCAAAGTTTTGGACACTGTGTTTGACTAAGTTAGTCATCTGTAGTCTTCTAGAAATTCTAGGGCTTGTTCTAAAGTAGAGAACTTTTGAAATCTAGCATTTGAAAATCCGTGGACTTCCTGCTTGCATTCTTCCCATGTGGGGTAAATGCCTGGGTTTCTTCCTATTGCTACTGCATAATAGCTCTTTGGAAGCTGAGAAGAAGAACTAGAACTTGCTAAATTTATAGCTTTCATTTCTTCTTTCATTGATTTTAAACTCTTATTATAAACATAAAAGACGAGTTTACTTTCTATTAATCCTGCTAGAGCTAGGTGCATACCATAAGCGGCTTTTAACCTAATCTCATCATCGTCATGATTAATATATTTTAAGGTTGTACCCAATCTACTTAGGTGCATATTTCTGTGAATTTCACAGATTCCACTGTTATGTCTGTCATGGTTGTACAGATAATGTGGGTTTTGAGACATCCATTCATATCCTAATTGGATAAGTCCGTACTCAAAATTTTCTTGAACATTGTAATGTTCTAATTCATCTAAGATTGCTTTTTTATCTATTGCCATTTAGCTTTTAGATAAACAAATCAAGATAAAGATTGAACCTACTATAGGCTCTGATACCA